AAACTTTGCAACAGTAGGAGACTTCTTACAAGGTGCTAGAGCAATCGCAGCCTTAGGTGATATACCACGAGATACACCAGCTAGATTAATGTATAGATATGCAGGACCTAGTGGTCAAAGATTCTTTTGTAAAGCCTTAAAAGGACTTAATAAGATTTATACTAGAGAAGATATAACTAGAATGAATAGATTAAATCCAGGTTTTGGACCAAATGGAAGTGCCTCGTATTCGATTTTTGAATATAAAGGCGGTCCTAATTGCCAACACTACTGGGAGGAACTAGTACAATTCCAAGATGGTACAAGAAATGTATTAGTTAGTAATGGACCTGCAACAGGAGATGCTGGAGAAACTAATAACTCTAGTGATCCATCACCTAATGGTGCAGTATCAAACAATGCATACTTAATGAGTAAAAACTGGTCATTCTCTGATGACGATCAAATGATTATCACAGGACCAGCTATGATACCAAATGCCTTAATAGCAAGAAAAGATGAGATGGGTAATCTATTCCATGTATACTTTTCTAAAGAGACTGTTGAGAAGGTTGCTAGAAAGTTTCTAGCGGACAATAATGCGCATGTAACAGATATCAATCACGATGATAATATAGTTGAAGAGAACACTCTATTAGAGTCATGGATAGTAGAAGATCCTAAGATGGATAAGTCTACTGCAATGGGTTTCAATGTACCTAAATCCACATGGATGGTAAGTTACAAAATTAATAATAAAGAAACATGGAATAAGATCAAAGCTGGAGAGCTTAATGGCTTCTCTGTTGCTGGATCATTCTTAGAAAAAATACAATCTAATGGATAATATCAAAGACACAGCAGCAAATGCAACCACTATCTTCGGAACAGGAAGTGTTGTAATGGGATGGAATGAAACACTAACACTAATACTTTTAGTAACAGGTATCATATTTAATATAGTCAGAATAGCTGACATTAGAAGAAGAAAGAAAAAGGATAACTAGAAAATACTAGTTACCCTTTGATTCTTTTGTTCCATTAAATTCTTATACTCACCAAACCTATTATAGGTTGTACCTTTTAAGATACATTTAATAGAGTTGCGTTGCATATCATATTGCTTACATAATAGATTAATGCTAGCACCTTCTAAATACTTTGCTCTAATCCAATTAGCGCTTTCCATTGATAGCTTCCTAGGAAGCTTCTTATGTTTACCAGCCATATATTACACGCTTTACTGATGTTTCAGATCTTTTAACAAATTTTGCAATCTGATTTAGTGCATAGCCTTTAGATCTATACTCTCTAATAATTGATTTTTCTGTCTCGCTCATACGAGTTCTTCCTTTTGGTTCTTCCATAATTTTAATAAATTTTATTGTTATATTGTTTTTTCCACTCTTCCATCATTATCTCTAAGTTGGTTAGTTGCTTCCATTCACTACCACCATTCCATATATGGTCGTCGCCTATAGGTTTACCATCCTCATCAAGTGCAAATACACTTGCGTTAATAACAACACTGCCAGCATACTTGTCATAGTATGCCTTTAGAGCATCGTTAATGGCTTTAATTTCTTTTGTCATATTGATTTGTTTTTATTTAGTAAAGGTTCTTAGTAATGCTTCTATAACATGTGCAGAATAGTTAATTGGTGTTGGACCATTATCATTATTAGTCCAATCATCTAAATATTCTTGGTTACCATGATCATACCATGCCATTTCAAATAGTTCTCCATTTGAGGTTCCTTTGCACATACCCTGCGAATCTTTATACTTTACATTTACTTCAATATCATCTTTAATATCATATTGAAATGTTTTAGGTTCGTGGTTTCTGTAATTTACTGTAATTGTTTTCATTGTGATTTGTTTTATTTTTATACTCCTTATCTATGTAAGTGCGTTATTTAGCGATTGCAGCATCTATTTCCTGATTAAATTGATTACCTGCTAGGATGAATGCCTTTGCACATTCAAATTCAACTTCACTTTTAGGATTTAAAGCCTGATCTTTGTATTTGTTAAATTGTTTAATAGCATTTTGATGTTCTACAGTATTCTTTAAATACATGAACATTGTTCTTGCACAGTCTCTACCTGCATGTTCGAATTGAGTTGTTACGATTGTTACTTTCATTGTGATTTGTTTTTATTTGTTATTGTTTATAGTTATTATATATCAGGTTTCCCTTTTGTTTCATTTGGTTCTTTAATTATTTTGAAAACATATCTTTTAGTGTTTCAGTCCAAAGTTTACGGCCTTCGTCGTCTAATTCATAGGTTTTCTCATACATAGCTATACAAGAGAATATAAAGTGGTCTTCATTCTCAAATGTAATAAGACCTTCTTCTTCAAGACCTTGACCTTCTTCAACGATTTCTCTCATTGTAAACCATTCATCTAAAGAATTACGTAAAATCTCCGTTCCTTTGTCAGACATTATAAAAGATTTGAATTGTTCGAATGATTCTTGTTTTTCTTGTTCAGTTACTGCGATTGTGTTTTTCATTTTTGTTTGTTTTAATTGATTACTATACTAATATAAGCAAAAAATCTGAGAGTAAAAAACTTTTTGCTGCTTTTTTTTAAATTATTTTTTAAAGAATTGAATTGCACCAGCTGAAAGCTTAGCATCAAAGTCTTTAATATCCATTACAAGGTCATACTCTCTTTCAAAAGTACCTACAGTAATTTCTTTTGTTTCAGTATTGTATGTTATGTTAAGTTGAGTGTCATAACAATCATAACCTTCATAGGTTTGTTCTTTACCTTCCGTTAATTCTAATTTTAAATTTGTCATTTTTGTTTGTTTTAATTGATTACTATACTAATATAAGCAAAATTTCTGAGATAAAAAAACTTTTAGGCAATTATTTTCAAATTATTTTCAATTCTTCCTCCTTCGTTCCTTCCTTCCTTCCTTCGTTCCTGACTTTTGTCAATACAATATCTTTCTATATTTAGATATGTCTGGTAAAGTACCAGATTGAATTAAAAAAACACTATATTATGACAGTAAACGACATGGTTAAAAAGTTGAGAGTAATGCTCGCAGCTGAAACTGAAGTAGTAACAGAAGTTAAATTTGCGGAAGCAGAGTTAGTTGATGGTACGGTTGTATATACTGATGGAGAATTAGAAGTAGGCGCTGCCTTACTAATAAGAACACCAGAAGGTGAAGAATCGCCTTATGCTCCGGAAGGAATACATGAAACTACAGAAGGATTGTTAATTGGAGTTGGTCCTAATGGTGAAATAATGGACATCACAGAAGCAGGTGAAGATACCGTTACAGAAGAAGTTGTTGAAGAAGCAATGGACGAAGTAGTAGTAGAAGCACCAGTATCTGAAGAAGCTATACCAGCAACTGCAGAGTTGTTAACAGGTATTGCTGAGATGATCGCACCTTTCACTGAAGAGATCGCTGCATTAACAGAAGAAGTAACGGCACTTAAAGCACGTTTTCAAACAATTGCAGATGAACCTGCAGCAACGCCAATCAGAAATACCTTCTCTGAAAACAAAATTAAGAAGGATGAAGCTTTGGCACAAAGAATGGACGCTTTAAGAGCTATCCGCAATAAATAATTAACAAAAATATAAAAACTAAAAATTATGGCATTTGGATTTGACATAGCAGCATTGCCTGCTTACACAGACCAACTATCTTTGGATTTAATTTCGAAGGTCGTTTTAAAAACAGATCTACTAGACTACGTAGATCTACGCAGCGGTTTCACAAGTGGAACAGTAGCAATTAACTTAGTAGACGCTGACTTACCAGTGGCTGCTTTATCATGTGGATGGACTTCTGACGGTGAAGTAACTTACACACAAGTAAACGTAACTATTGACAGTTTACAATCGAAGACGCAAATGTGCGTTGAGGATTTAAGATCAGTATACCAATCAGCATTCATGAATGCAGGTACTGGTAATGATTTCATTCCTTTCGAAAATGTAATTTCAGAATCTTATTCTGATAAATTAAGAAAATACAATGAAGGTTACTTAATCAACGGTGCTGGAGCTGCAGGAACTGGAACAGGTCTTAAAGCACAGATTACTTCTGCTAATGGAGCAAACTTACAAGCTGGTGTTCCAGCTGCGTGGACTGCTGCAAACGCATACGAACAAGCGCTAGATTTATATGATGCAATCGACGAGTCTGTAAAAGACAGAGACGATTTAATCATGGTAGTATCACCGGACGCGTACAGGGC